TCCCTAAAAGGGTTCTTATAGATTCCATGTATAAAAATATCTTTTGACTTATAACTAATTGATCACTACATTTTGAATCACAATCTGTACAATTTGTTAGATCTAAAACTTTTTGTGCCAAACAACAGTCTAATTCACAAGAACTCAGAATAGCTGCGCTTGTAGTTGCTCCTTGATCATCTTGTATTAAAATTGTAATAATACCAGGATCTTCCCCTATAACATCTGGGACAGATATGGTTGTTGTATTAGTATATACATCCCCGCTGGCAAAATTAAGAATTGCCGTTTCTGTATTAGAAACTAAAACCCCATTATTATAAATTTCAATTGCAACTATGCTTTCATCATTTTCAAAAGCTTCTCCAGGATCTTCTAAAGGTGCATCAACTAATTCAGTTAATGGTGCGGTAATTTTATAAGTTAATAATCTACAATCAGAGGTTAATGATAAGTTTATGCTTGCCATGGATAAAAAATATTAAATAGATATAGGGGACCCCAAGGATCCCCATTAATCTATATTGTTGTTAAACTATTAAGATGTTGCCCAATTGGTATTTTTAGCACCGTTTCCTAGTTCTGAACCTAAGAAAGAGTAAAACCAAAAACCGTCATCTTCACAATAAAATGCGAATTCTGCTCCAATTGCTGTTTGATTATTAGTAGCTGTTGCTGTAATAGTTAATACTGTATCTGCTGCATCACCTGACTCAATAGAACCTCCAGTTACCGCTACATCTTGTGTAAAGTCTGTAGGTAAATTTCTAGTTCTAGCAGCTACTAATCCGTCACCTAAATCAGTAACTGGAATTTGTATTGTATGAGCTGCATATTTATCAGTACCCGCACATGTGAAAGTTAAGTTTTGACCTCCATCACAAGCTGCTGATATTCTAAACACACAATAAGCACCTGGTTTTGCTTCTGGTAAAACGATAGCACATGCTGCATCGCCTACCCATTTAGCATTATAGTATGTATCTGTTGCCATAGTAAAGCCTGTATCACATTCTGCATCTGTTTTAGTAGAAAGTGTTAAGCCTCTATGATCACCAGTTCTAAATCTGTTTAAATTATCATTAAGCCTTTGATTAGAGGCTGCTGCAACCGCTGAAAAATTTTTGTTGAGACCATCTGATCTCCTTGCTGATCTTGCCATGTTGTTAAATTTTTTAAATTGTTATTAAATTATTATATACTTCCATATAATCCAGGTAGATTAATTATAGCGTCTAGTTTTGCTATAAAACTAGTATTTGCTGTTTCAGACCAAGTTGCTACACCTGCTAAACCTCCTATAAAAATCTCATCTAAATTATCTACTCCATGTATTTGACCACTTGCAGAACTACCATCTTTTGTAGCTACTATAGTAACAAAGTCATAAAGAGCTCCTGCAGCTGAATCAACAGCGGCTACATCTGGAGTATTAGGTAATTGTATTCTGTTATAGTAACCATACATATTACCTCTTATTTTTTCTTCAAATTTCTTTGCAGTATAATAAGTACCTGCTCCATTTTGACCATTAACTACATCATTAACTATTGTATAAACTGTATCGCCTATATCATTTTGAGATGTAAGTATTAATTGTATTTTAGCAGCATCCCCTTCATAAGTATTACCTGAAGAAGTAAGTGTTGACCCGGGAACATTCCCATAAAAAGTCACTCTATCTGTTGGTGGAGCTGTAAGAGCAGTTGATCCTGCAGGTCTTGAACCTGTAAGTTGTCCTAAACTACCGCCTGCAGCAGCATCTGTAGCACATGTATTTACTAACCAATCTGGTTTTGTAGCATTGTCATATGCAACTGCTATTTTATCTTGTTGAGCAGTATTTGTATCACCTACAGCTATATCAACAGAAAGATTCCAAAATTCGTTTGCTTCGTTAGAAGACTTATTTACAAATTTAAGTTCTAGTGTCATATTAGTTGCAGAACCACCTGAAGCTAATGCTGCAGTAGTTGCTATATCTATATCTGCCTCATGGTGAACTGCTACTTCCGCTGGAGTACCATCATATACGATTACATTTCTTGGGTTTATCCAATTTGAATAAACGTTTGGAGAACCTGTGCCTGTACCTTGAACTATTCTGAACATATCAGGTATTGGATCACCATAAGCATAACTTACAGGTCCTGTTTCAGAAGCTGTACTTAATACTTGAATATCCAATGCTGTATCTGCCAAAAGCCCTGTAGACGTACTTGTAGCACCTCCTAGCTCTCCTATTAAAAATTGTCTTGCCATTTTAAATTATTTTAAAATTAATATTCTAATTTATTATTATTATCATTATTCCATATTTCCCATCTCCATTTGATGAGTTTGATACCTCGGATCGGAAATAGCTTCCAAGATACTAGACACTGCCAATGTTACAACCTCTTGATGAGTGTGTTCTGGAAGATCACATCCAACATTTTCAGATAGTGAAACCGTAGCAGGTTTTCTTAAGTAAGTTAATCTTAACTTCTCTGTTATATATTCATCATCTGAATATATATCTATTGTATTTCCTCTCATTACAGTAAGAGGACTACTGTATTTTGTTTTATTGAATGGATCACTAGACATTGCAAAAATATCATCATGTTGAACCATTCTACATGCATAAGACTCTCTTATAAAGTCTGTAGTATTTGGAATTCTTTTTAATCCCAAATTTTGTTGGTACTGAAGTGGAGTACTTACAACATTTACATTATTGTATCTCCCAACTAAAGTAGGAACATCTCCTAAAGAAGGATCTGCATTAATATTTTCTATTCCTAAACTATTTACCATGTATTCATTTGTAAAAGCAAGTACTATAGATCCTGGAAATACAAGATCATTAAGAGTAGGTAATACCCCAAAAGGATCTCCAGGAGTAGGACCAATAAAGTTTTCATAAAAAGCTACTGCACCACTACCAAAAACGTTCATAACAGAATCAATAATTTCTTGCTCATTATTATTATAAGCTACTCCCTCATAATCCTCGTTTTGCCATACATTCACCATCCCAAAACCTTCATCTCCCCAGTTCTCATCAAAATTATCTCCTAGAACTAACCATAGTGAATCAAGCCAAGTTGTACCACCATTAGCTAAAAAATCTGAAACAGGAAGAACAAAATAATAAATTTCATCTTGATCTTCTAATATATAAGGTATTTTTGAACAATCATTCATTCTTTGTATGCCTGCTATAGAATGAATCATGTACATGTAATTATTTGGTAAAGCAAAGCTATCTGCATATAAAGCCCCATTTGGATGAGTAGGTCCTCTAACCTCTTCTTTAAAATCTGTATTATATACAGTTTCTGTAACCAAACTTCTTAAATCATCTCTTCTTTTTTGAGACTCCTCAAACCCTTGTCCATATCTATTATTCTGTTGAAATCTTGTATTAACAAATCTTTGGATAGCTTTATTAAGTTCTCTATCTATTTCATTTCCTAATATAGTATCAGCAACTTGGGCGTTAATCTTGTCAACGCCCTGCATTACTGAATTGTGCATTTCATTTATTGTCATCTATGCTGTTAACTCTTTAAGTTTTGCTCTTAATATTGTTAATTTTCCAGAATTCTTTTTATCTTTTAAATGAACTATTGTGTCATCCATTGTATCACCTAATATTTCATCAATAAAGATAATTTGATTTCCAATTTTTCTTAATACTCCAGCACTAACCATCTCTTCGACTTCTGCTTTCATACTAAGGTGTTTATCAGTTGCAATTTTAAAAAATCTTCTATGATCTTTTTCTTTTAAATCATATAAGGTATTTTCCATTTGCTCTCTAGTCATAAGATCTGGATTTGTATTAGACATAAGCCTTAATACCCAAGCCATTTTTTTCTTATCAGAAGAAATTTTAATAAACTCTTTATCTGCATCTTTTTTGCCTTGAATACTTAAATTCTTCTTAGCTTCATCTCTTGAAAGATCTTGAATATAAAATCGTTTGGTATATTGAGCATTCATTTCTTCCTCAGTTAAAGAAACATGAGGATGTCTAATTGCAAAATTATATTGTATAAAGTCCATAATACTTAATGGATTACCTTTATCATCTTTACCAATCTCTAATTCAACTCCTTCAAATCCAACTTTGATGCTTAATTCTGCCCAAAATCTTTTTGCATGTTTTGGCCATTCTTGGTTAGCTGGATCAACATCTAAAATTCCATTTAGATATTTTTTTTCATCTTCATAATCAAACCCTTTTAAAGGTTGTCTGTTTACAAAAACACTGCTGAGTTTCATAGTGGCCTCAGCTCTTACCACTTCAGGAAGAAAATTATCAATTGCCTTCCTTCTTAAGTAAACTTTTTTACTTGCCATATTTCAGTTCTTTTTAATAGTTAATAATTAATAGGGTGGAAAGAATAACTCTCCTATCTAAAGTTTTTAGCGGAAGTGGGGAACTACCCCCACAACCTAACTAAAAACCAATTTATATAGACTCACGATGCAACGTGAAATAACATAAGTATCCTTATGCTATATTATGACGCTGTACACTCGATATCTAGTGAAGTATCAAATCTCTTAAGAACAATACCAGCTGTCTTTAACATGTGGACAGACGCGCCGTCAACATCAGAAGCTCTTGAACTTGAAGAATCGAATCCTCTAGGTACCACACTACCAGCTACACACCATCTCATCATTTCTCTTCCTTTTTTAGAAAGCATTTGAAGGTTTGCTTGACCATCATAATTTGATTGATCAACAAATACCATTCTGTATGATTCAAGTGAGAATCCAGTAACCGGGTGTCTATCTCTTGCTTGAGCAACAGGACCATGATCAAATAAAGGTAGTTTAACTACATTTACTGTATGTCCGTCAATGTGCTCATAAGAAGTAAAGTACCCTGTCATTCCCAAGTTTCTGCCTGAACCTGTAATGAATCTATTTTCTCCACCTATTTTCCAATTACCTCCCGAAGAAGAAGTGCTTTGAAAGTGGCCTTTTAAAGCTTCATCAAATTCACGCATACCACCTGTTCCTGTGTAAAGCGTAACTTGTTTATTTTGAGAATCAGTCATTCCGTAGAATAAATCCCCAATAATGTTTTTAATCTTAGTCTCTGTCATAGAAGAATAAGTTTCCTTATTTACTATTTGTTCTAGTAGACCAGGACCAACAATAACTGGTTGACCATTTTCATCTTTCATTACAGTATTACCTGCTCCGTTATATGTTTTTTGTCCATACCAGTAGAACATCTCACATTCTTCTTTAAAGTTAAGCATGTGTTGATATTCTTCGTAATCCATCCAAAGTTTAGTAGTCTTTCCTCCTTTAGTAGGTAATCCAAACTCAACAACATAGTCTCGTGCATGACCAGACATGTGATATGATTTTCTTACTGTACCAATTTTGTTTCTTACCATTCCTGGACTTTCCCAGTTTGAAGCGTTTCCTCTAGAGAAATCAACTCCTACTGGAGCATACATTTGTGCCCATAAATCACCTTGCGTATATCCTGAAGATAACGAAGCTGTAGTTGATGGGTTAACTAATTGTAAAGTATATTTGTAACCTTGATCTCCTTGTGGAGTAGGTTCTTTCATTATACGAGCTTGCTCACCTTTTGAGTTTACAAGTACGTATGGAAATACAAACCACTTATCAGGAAATATTAATTCGAAGGTTGCGCCTCCAATTCCTACTCCTGTTGTGTCACTTAATGTCTCTTGCACTGGTCGTGTTTTCCTCGTATGAGTTCTAACACGATATTCATACTCCAGCCTATCCATTGACTTAACGTTACCAACTCCTTCTGTCAAAAATGATAGGGGGAATCTTTTATCGTCTCTACCAGCCAAGTGTGTGATGATTGGAGATAATTCAGTAGGCTTAGACATCAAGGCGTTTGACAAACTATTCATGTCTGTCATTTGTTGATCATTATAAAACGTCTTAACAACGCTAATGTTCTTACCTGATTGATTTAATGCCATTTTTTATCTATTTTAAAAGTTAAATAGGTTAAAAGAGACTTAAGTCTAAATCTTCTATATCAACCGCTTTATTTGAAGTTTTACTTGCTTTTCTTGCACTTTTAACAGTTTCTTGATGTCCTTTAATTCTATCCTTAAGAGATTGTGTACTCTTAGTTCTAGCTTTTCTGTCAATCAATTTATCCAGGTTAAAACCCTTATACATTAAATAGTCCATTGCAAGTTTAACATTCATATCCGCTTTTGAATAGTCCATGTCTCTTTGCGTGTAACCTTCCTTGGTTACAGGTTTTGAAAGGTAATCAAAAAACTTCCCTTTCTCTCTTTCAGCGATTTGTATTCCCTGAAATTCTTTGGATTTATCTATAGTGTTATAAACACCATTCCAAAATTTATTTTGCTCTTGCATTTGTTGTTGTTGCATTTGTTGTTGTTGTGCCAACATTTGCTTTTTATACTGCTGTTGTGCAGTAGCTAAAGACTTTTGAGCATTTTGAGCTTTAGCAAAAAGTTTACCAGATTCTTGGTAATCATCCAAAAGTTCATTAATAAACTTATTGTCATGTCCTTTTGATTTAAAATATTCAGAAAGAACATATTTTTGACCGGCTAAATCTTTTTCTTGAACTCTCATTCTAGAAAAATCTGATCTAGGATCATTAACAGCCATAAAATCTTGACTGTTTCCACCACTCATTACATATTGTAAATGATCTGCTACAAGTGGAAATTTTTTAAATAGGGTATCTAATTGCTCTTCCGCTAATTGAGACCCAACATCTTGCGCCATTTTAGTCAATCCTTCTGGAGTGTCCTCATATTTATTGTCAGTTTCATATCCTAAAGAAGATAATACTTGACCAATTACTGAGTCATCCACCTCTTCATTTCCTTCTTCATTTTTAACTTCAGAAGTTTTTTCAGAAGTTGTTTCTTGCGCTGGTTGCGGTATTTCTGCCTCCGCAAGTACCTGTTCTTGTTTCGCGTCTTCCTGCTGTTTAGCTTTAACATCATCATCCAGAGAATTCTCCTCAGGTTGTGCTTTAGCTTCTTCAACATTTTCAACTGGTTTTTCTACTTGGGGCGCTTCTGTTGCATCTACAACATCTTCTATTCCCCCGTCTAGCATATCATCAAAAGATATGTCTTCGACATTGATTTTTTTGTTATTGTCCATTGGTTTACAAATTTAATTAATATTAATTAGTTTTCTATTATTAAAGTTAATTTAGAGTGCCACTTTAATATATAACACTTATTTTTTTCTTCTTAGTCCTCCATTTCTAAAATTACCTGTTTTAGAAAGTTTTGATAGATGAAGCTTCAAATCTCCAACACTCCATCTTTTATAATTCTTAATATTACCATACTCATCTTTATACCCATGCTCTTTCATTTTTTGATTCATTAAATCCATATCATAAACTCCATCAGGACCTATAATTTCAGGATATAACTCTGTCATATAATCATACGTATTAAGCTCATTTTGTGTTCTTAACATGCTATCTCCACCAGGACCCCTTAAACTAGAAAACATAACAGTATCACCAACATTGTAATTCATATCTTTTAAGATATTTAATGCTTGTTTATTCTTTATTCCCCAATTATCAGCATAAACTTTAGAAGCCTCTTTTATATTTTTAAAATCACGAGGTCCACCATCATTATAATACTTTCTAGTTATATTAGGATTATATAAATTTCCCGGTTTAACAAATTGTCCCCACACTTCATTTCTTATTCTATCTGTATCACTAATATTTCCTACATAAGCATTTGCTGCTGATAGTGGAGCTTGATTTTCAAAATCTGCTATGACATTTGGTTTATGATATTTATCAAAATAACTTCTAAAGACTTGATTTCCACCTATATCCTCTTCCACATCTCTTGCCTCTCCTTCTGTTGTATGAGAATGTTCATACAATCTTTGGTTAGCCTCATTACGTATATTAGTATGTTGTCCTGATCTTGAAGGAAAACTAGGCAGTCCTGCCAATCTGTGTGCCCATCTTGGAGTTTTATTGTTTAATAATGCAATCCTTTGATTCTCGCTAAGAAGTGAAGCTTCAGGAATACTAAGTGATTCCATAAGATCGTTTTCTATTTCTTCTACTTCATGATCAAAATCAGTACCTCTTGCACCAAAATGTAAATCTTGAGTCTCTTTACTAATTGGCCCTACAATATCTTTACCTTTTAAAGCTACTGGATTTTGTCTTATTTCTTTTTGTGCTAATCTTCCCGTTTGTGCTTGAAGATGATGAAACCACTCATGACCTGCAGTATCATACCACTGATCTATTTCTGATTTACTACCATCTACAGGATAATCTGGTAAATTTATTTGTTGTCTCAGCGGATGAGATTCATATGTTCCCCCAACACCTGGTCTAAAAGTTCCTCCTCTTGTAGTTGGGGTTGTAAGTCCTTTTTCTTTTGTCCAATTATGAAATTTATCTGCGCCTGGAAAAAAAATATTACTTATTGCATTAACTATGGGTTTTGTAAGATTTGGGCCTATTAAAGTTCGGGCAGAAAGCGGATTATGAAATCCTCCATGAGGATATTTTTTTCTTGGACCACCAGTTCTTTCAAAATAATACGGTTTATTGTGATGAAAAGAATTGTAAGCCTCACTGACACTCCTATGAAAATCAGTATACCCATAAGAACCATAAAATGGGAAAGATTCACCATACCCACTTGTAGGACTATACCTCTTTTTCACAGGATAATCATAACCAAGTTCCGTGGTACCTGTTTGAGAATATTGAATATCTAAAGGAGAAACTTCTGAACCATCATAACCAAATCCAGGTTCTTGTAATGTAATTTTTTGATATGGGCTTCCTACTTCATATGCATCATCATATACTGAAGACATTGTTTTTTCTAAAGGATCAAACATAGTACCTGCAAAAGCATCATCATCAGCTCTTGTAGTTGGGTCAAATCCAAATGTTTTAAATGGGTAATAATTACTAAGTTTAGTCCCATACCATGTTTCTGTTGGCGCATAATAAGTTGAACCATATAAATCTCCTGGTCGTAACTCAGATAACTGAGTAGTAAAGTCCTGCATAGGGGTTGTTAATCCAGTAAGACTAATATCATCTTCCCATGTAGAGCCCTTAACAGGAACACCTGATCCTTTTCCTATTGCCCCTCCCCCACAAGTTCCAAAATACATACATCCTGCCCAATCTTCTTCTAGTTGACTTCCCATAAATTCAGCCCAACTATCTGGATCCATTATTGAAGGATCTACACCTTCTTTTGTTTCAATATAAGGATGTCCCATAAAAGCAGCTTCATCACTAGCTCCCGTACCCGGCTCCCAAGTATGACCCCAAAGTATAATATCTGTATTAGGTCCCATATTTTCAGGCCAAACATCTGATAAACCACTAAAGAAATCTATTGCTGGTTGATTAGTTGGTCCTGTACCTGGATGTGCTTCAGAATCCCAGTAATGATTGTAATCCCCTCTATTTGCGATTGGCCCTATAAAACCTTCAGGCCCACCTTGTGGATGAATTGTTTGATTTAAATTAAAATTAGCAGCATTTACAATTTCCCAATTACCTTCTCCATATCTTGCGTCAAGTTGCCTTTGCGCATTTTGTCCTTCCACAGAAAAACTATCGTGAAAGTCTTCACCAATTATTATTGCTTTTAATTGGTCATCAGACATTTGCTCTACAGGTGCACTTGTTTCTCCTGATATTCCCCCTTCAAAATATTTCTTTCTTTTACCCCCAAATCTAGCTCTTGTCTTTGGCATTTTCAAAGCTAATCCATCTTGAATTTCTAAATCCTCCATTGCTATATTATTCATCAACCACATAAAATCATTATCTTCAAAAGTATCTATTACTCTTCTAAATGTAGGAGACTCTTTTAATTTTTCTTTAGCTTGGTTAAGATCATACCAATCAAAATCTTCTTTACCCGCATCATAAATTCCTGCATTAAATAACATAAACCTAATTGAGTCTAAATCAGATTTTATTTCTGATGCAAAATAATCATTTTGTTCGTCTTTAATAGGTACTTGACTTCTATCTACAATTTCTTTAACGTCCTTTTTCTTTAAAGGTGTATATCCTGTAGATAAATGACCAAGTTCATGAGCTAATATTTCATCGTATGTAACTTTTGGAGCTCTTGCTCTATCTGTCTCCAAGTCCATTACAATTTTATTTTTTTTCGGGTAAGCTCTACTTCCTGAAGTACCAGTTCTATCTACTATTTTTGGGCCTTTACTTAATCCATATCCTGATACAAATTCAGATCTTTGTTCTATTTCTTCATCTGAATAACCTCTTTTTTCTAATCGTTCTCTATGTTTAGGAGATTGATAATAGTATCCTGCAAATCCTAAAGGATCATAAGTTCTTTGCTGTTGTTGTGAAGTTGCCTGTTTTACTTTTTCTAAATGATCAATTTTGTTATCTTCTAATTTATAATCATCTTTATGTATAAAATTTTGTACTCCCCCACTTTCGTATCTTTTATAATTCTTTAAATAATTTCTAGGACTTATATCTGTAAGATCTGGTTTAAATCCTATTAAATTACTTACTTTATACCCACCTTTTTTATAACTGTTTGGTTCATCTAGTTGCATTGGGACATTTGCACCCATAGGCATTTCTCCTATATTTGCAGACTCATAACTTTGTACTAAACTTTGGGAATTAGGAATTTCTTCTGCAGACATATTAGATATTGGTGCAGGACTAGATTCATTTTTTATATTTGGTACAGTTGGACTTGTTGAGGATAAAGGAGGGTAAGAAGGATCTGTTTGTATATTCCTTGCTTCTTGAGGATCAGCTTGAGCCCAAAGATCGCTCATAAAACCATCATAGCCTTCTTCAAAGGCTTGCTTCATTATATCTAATTTCTGTTCGTTTGTTAACATTATTCAGATTTAGGTTTGTTTGCAGCTGCCTTTCTTTTTATAGCCTGATCTTCTTTTTTAATTTCTATATCTTTTTCTTTATCTTCTTTAGCCTGTCTTCTATCTGCCGATCTTTCTCTTTTATCAGAACCCTCTTTTTCTTCTTTTAATCTTTGATCTTCTCTTATTAAATCTTCTTTTGCTCTATTAGATCTAGCTTTTTCTACTATATCTTCTGTCTTTAATTCGTTTTGCCTTTGTTTAATACTAGCATCTCTTACAGATTTTTCTGAATCATATGCATTATCCATCATCTTAGCTTCAGCCTGTATCATTGCAACACGTATTTTAGTCTCTCTATCTTTTTCTTGATTCATATTTTCATTTTCTATTCTTTCCCTTTCAAGTTGTCTTTGAGCTTCTTGTTGTTGAGCTTCTGCTTTTTGTTGAGCTTGTGCTAATTGTTGTTGCATTTTTTCAGCACCTTTAATCTTTTCTTTAATTTGACTAAAGTTATCTGCATCAACCATTTCTGCAATAGTAGAAGCAGGTACTCCATTTTGAACCATAGATTGAGCAAGTTGTTTTAATATATCTAATTTATCTTGATCTTGTCCAGAATCTGATAAGAATATTCCATATTCTGATTCCATATGTTGAAGACTGTCAAGATCAAATAACTCTTTAGTTCCATCCGACATTACATACATTCCTTTCTTTCCTGTTAACCATGCTTCTTTAGAATAGTCTAATAATGCTTGCATATCTCTTTGTTCTAATCTAGAAAACTTTCTAAATAGATCTTCTGTAATATGAGATGATTGTACAATAGCTTGTTGAGATGTTGCTTTACCTTCATATGTTCCAACCATACCCTGTCTTTGTCTATTTACTCCAGATACTTTTTCCCATTCTTCCATTATAGAATTTAAAAGAACTATATACTGCTCAATTGTTTTAATAGACAAATCTAATACTCCTTGATGTTGAGGAGATAATTGTATTCCTTCTTTATTATAATCTACCCAAGCAATACCTGTACCTTCTACATAATACATAAACTTATCCATATCCCATTTTTTAGGGATCATATTAATATCAAATTGAGCAATTATATCTTTACTTTTTGCTATAGCTAATTCTAATCTATATTTATAAATATTATAATTTAATTGATATGGTATTCCAAGAGACACCATAGATATATTTTTAGAATTTAGATCTGAATATTTTCTTCCATTAATTGGGAGTTTACATTTAGATGGGTTATCCATGGAAGTCCTTTGATTTGTACAAGGTTCCATTTTAATATATAAATTACCATCTATTCTTGTACCTTCCCATACTTCATTAATCCATTCCCATTCTACTTTAGCTCCTGTTTGTTTCATTTCTGCAGGCATTCTAAATTTTTCATCGACTCTTTGCTGCTCCCAACTTCCTGTTTCTGGATCTATATAATTTAAAAATCCTATTCTTTTTCTACTCTTCCAATACACACTAACTACTTCAATTAATCTTTCTCTATACAATTCTCTATCATCTGACCTATTAGCCATAGTTAGATATGAATCCATACTAGCATGTTCAGGTTCTTCTAATCTTAATATATTTTCATCAGATAAATAATCTCTATAATGATCTATAATTGTAGATGCATGAACATATTTTCTAATTAAAGCCCAATCCCCATCTTCTACAAACTCTACATCTGGATCTTTATCATAATCAATATCTAAAGGATTTAATATTTCATAAAAAGGTTCTGAGCTACGAACTCCTCTCCAAGTATATACTTCTCCAGCCACTAAAAAATGAAACCAAGCTTTTTGCAGCTTATCGTATATCTCTTGGTGCTGTTCTATAAAATTCATAGCCTGTTGACCTTTTATAGCTCTATTATCCACATAGTTATTTTCAAACATTTGTGCTATGTGAGCAGGCGGCTGAACTGGCTGAGTAGGAACTCCTGTTTTAGCTCCTCTTGCATTTGCCTGGTTCATAAACTGTTGTTGAAAGTTTTTCATTAATAATTCTGATTTCGCCTGCTCTTTAATAGTAATTGCATCAGAATTTTGTACGGTAACGGTGTAATTGAGAGGTCTTTTAGACTTCTCTCCGAGTAACAGATCTATAATAGGTTTAATGATAGGATAGTTACGCATCTTAGAGGGGAAATTTTGCCTTGTTTTACCGTAAGGCTTGAGTACGTATCTATAATCTGCTTCATCGATCACACCGTTATAATAATCATATAAAGTTTTTAGCCAGTCACGTCTTTCACTGTAACCAGCTGTGGAAAGATCTATATATGCCTCTACGCATTCTTCTCTCCATTTCTTAGTCTTTTTACTAAGGGGTAATTTTTGTTTTGGGATTTTATTTGAACCTAAATACATACACTATTCTATTAACCTATTATACACAAAAATAACATTATTTTTATAAACTAAGACCTATTTCCAAATTTTATTTGTTATATTATACTATAACACTTACATTGTGATCACGACAGGATTCGAACCTGTGACCGTCTGCTTAGAAGGCAGATGCTCTATCCAGCTGAGCTACGTGACCTCTAATAATAATTCTTATCAAACCATGTATCTGCTGCACCGTCTTCTAATACTTCTTTAACTTCAGCATTATATAATTCTCTAGTATGATACATACCAACCATTAATGCCATTACACGGTCAAAGTTACCATCATGATTAAATTTAATTAACTCTTGTAATAACCCCAAGTCATAAATTTTATGCATGTTTAATAATTTTTTTCCACTTTCATCTGTAGATCTAACAGTATTTAACCAATCTCTTATATATATTTCCCCTTGTCTTTTTCTTGGTTCTGTCATATGCATCCCATATTGACGTTTAACTGTTCTGGATCTAAGATCTTTTTTATCTAACATTTCAAACTCTTCTTGTAATCTATGTAGTTTTCTATGTCTTCTTGCATACGCAATTACTTCTCCTCGATCATTCTCAAATCCTATTTTAGCATTATAATAATCTGCTAACATAAATAAATTCTTATTAAATTCATCTTGAGAATGTGGACGTGCTACATAACTAGCAACTATTAAATCGTCTGGTTGGGATATATTATTAATTCTTTTTATAACATATGCTGTACCTAAGGATGAAGAATCTGCAGATTGAGATTGTGCATAAGGGTCATGACAAACTAAATACATATTCATAGGAACTTGTTGCTTTTCATTTTTATATGGAGATTCATATATAGTAACAGCTCCTTGTAAATTATCTTCTTTTCTATGTGGAAATCTTGATATAGGTTTTAAATCCCCATCTAATTTAAATTGTATTTTTCCTTCACGATCATAATATAATTTACCATTTGTACCTATAGCTTGTAATTTATTTACTCTAACATTATTATATTGTTCTTGTAAAGAAGCTATATCAAATAAATTAGAAGATACTTGTAATGTTGCTTCTCTAGGATTTTTTGGGTGTTCCGCTATATATTGATCATAAGCTTTTGGATCGTTTGTTCCCTTTTTCTTTTGTCTATTACTTTCTTCAAATTCTACGGCCTTTGGTCTATCTGAATTACCATCATCATCTATAAATCCCTCTAAGTTTTCTTGAATTGGTACAAAGTATCCACAATAAGTTCCTTTACCACCCTCATCCCATTCATTTTCAAATGCTAAACAATCATAAGAATCTGGATTATAAAACAATTCTTCCATCCCTTCAAAATCTGCTCCTTCTGTACCACCTGTACCAAATGCAACCATAGTACCAAGTGTTTTAGCACCCTGACGCATCACAGGCATAGTAACTTCCCAAGCTTTCAATAATCCTGGAAAAGCACCTGCCTCTTCAAAAAATATTAACTCTCCAGCTTTACCCCTTACTTTATCTGGGGCGTCTTTCAGCGATACACCCATTATTTGGCTTTTCATTCCAAGCTCTACGTCCGCCCCATTAACATTTTTCTTATATCCAGACATCTTAATCATTTCCCTGTCTCTCAATCTTGGTTGAGTCCAAGCTGTATTATCATCTACAAAAGAAAGTATCTCCCAAGCTTTAGATAAAAGACCGTCCCCAATTAAATATTCTTTTTGCCCAGCAAATACAAAATTTTTACTATTACGTATTAAAAAATAATTACGCGCAAGCATAGCAGCAGCTTTATAAGAATATCCTTTACGTCTTGCTTTTAAAACAACAAGATGTTTATCTGTTCTTCTAGCTGTATCTACTGCTGTAAAATATTTATGATCTCCATCATAAAATGCTGGGAACGTACGTTCTCTTCTAGCTATAATTGTTCCATCTGGGAGCTCCTCATCAACAGATCTGTCAATGGGGCAATAATTTAAATAAAAGTAGTGGTTACCTGTAATTTCTATATCTCCTACACTATATCCATACAAACATCGTTTCTTTTCTTCATCCCAATACTCATAATAATCTTTTGTACCAGGAAGAGCAGACGTATAGTGTCCGTGCTTCATATAATATAAAGCTGCAGGTCTTAATCTGTTTGTATTTTTGAACATAGCTCTTTGATCTTAATTAATTTAGCACATTTTTCAAATTCTTCTCTTCCTTCAAAATGTTCTATTAGAAGATCTATTGTACCATCATCTCGACCGTCTTGAGCTATAGGATCAAAAGGTAAATAAAATTTATCATGAATACCTTGCTCCATCTCATAATAAATATCATCAAAAGTCTTTTCTTTTGTAATAATTAGATAAGCATTATCCATAGATTCATTATATATCTCTAGGTCTTTTAAAAATTCCATACTATCGTTTTCCTCCATCATATTCTGTTGCGTAACCTAGTTTTACCAATTCATCATTTATACAAACTTTGGTTATTACATCTTTTCCTGCAATTCTATCTATATGTAATTTTCCAAGAACTCTACCATATTTACCTAGCTCTTGAGACTCTAATTCAAAACAATTAGCCGCCCCTTCTAATATTTCTATTAATTTTTCTTTAGCGGCCAACCCTAATTTTTTTTCTACCTTATTTCTAGTTCTAGATTCTGGGGCATTAATACCTGCAAGTCTAATTCTTTTACTTACTTTAATATCAAATCCAAGATCTATTTCAGCGTCGATAGTATCACCATCTACTACTCTAGTGCATTTTGCGTTGTAATTATACATATTATTTTTCTTTCCAAAGTTCAAACCCAAAATTTAATATCATAAACCTGCTTTCTTTTAAATCAGGATTAATATAAATTTCAAGTACGGTTAGTTGTCCTAACCTAAAAGTAACTTCAAAGATATTACTTTTTCTACCACTTTTCCAAGAATTTATCCAATCTATTTTCATTTTTTTTAATTTTATTGACTATATTTATTTGTTATTACCCCTCCTCTATTAGCATTATTTACTTGTTCTTCCTTCTTAACTAGATCTTCTAATTTAGATAATCCAGCTATTACATCACCCATTTTTGATAAATTTGCTACTAGATCTTTAGCAGAATATATTGGTTTCCCATTATCATCTAATAATGTTAAATCTATATTTCTAAGATACTTTTCTAACTTTGTTACAGAAGCTTTAGCCGATTTTAATAATTTTACAGCTGAGGTTTCTGTTAATTCTTTATACTTATCACACGCTGCATTTATTTTGCTCCAAGAAAGTTTTTTTGTATTTATTCCTTTAAATACACTTTTTGAAACTTCTTCCTTTTTCCTCTCTTCGTCATATACTGCAAATGGAGATCTATGATCACACATGTAATAGACATAGGCTAGTTCTTCTACTTTTAAAGGTTTAAACTCTGGTATTGTCAGAGTATAGGGAGAGGGTATTACTTTATTTTCACTTACTGTTATTAATTCCACTTTTTTCTTTTATATATTTAAGTCTATTTTTATTTACATGAAACTTTCCAAAATAAGGAAGTCTTATAGAATCAAATTTTCCTTCAGACATTATTTTAGATACAAATTTAAATTGATGAAATACTATCTCTTCAACAGTTTGTAATGGGAGATTATATTTACTAGCTATTTTTTGTATTATTACTTTTTTGTCTGTGCTCATTTATTATCCTTTTCATGTTTTTTGTTTTCATTTCCACATTTTTCATTACCTTTTTAACAGCATGTGTTTTAATTACGTTTATTCTTTTTTTAAGTTTAAGATCTTTTAATATTGCAACTCTTTTCTTACCATCTAAAACCTTTAATCCTTTATCAAAATATTCTGCTACTTTTACATATCCTTTATTAACATCATATCCATTCTCTTTTAAACTTTCTATAACATCTTTATAGTTATCTTTATTCTCTATTACTTTTTTTGGTAATAAAGAATATAGATCATCTATAGACATTGATATTATAGCAGGTAAAAAATTTTTACTAAACTTTGTCCTTACCCTTATCTTTTTCTTTTTTATTTTCTTTTTCCCCTCTTCCATCAATTGGTTTTGAAAATTTTACACCTGATTTATAACCCATTTTTTTAAGTAAAGGATTAACTGTTTCTGGATTTTGTGGATCCCATATTCCTTTATTAGCAGCATCCTTTAATATTTTATTTGCTTGTATTGCTCTTCTAGACCTTTCGCTTTTAGGAGTTTTAAGATCCTTATAAACAGGAGCCCATCTTGAAGGTTTATCTGGACATGTAGTTGTTTTCCATTTTGCTTTATGCTCAATTAAACATCCACATAAAGTACATCTCATATGTTTCTTATTTAAATTTGGACATTTATTACATGCTTCTAACCTTTCCATATATATCTTATTAGATACATTTGGGGCACCCTCCTTAATGTATGTACTTAAATCTTTAGCAAAATTTTTTGCCATAGTAAATATACTTGGCATTTTTTTATCTTTACTCATCGAATATTTCTCTTACGTCTATTTTTAATAATTTACCTTTTTTATCTTGTATTATTAAGATATGATAAGGTAGTTTTACATATTCCATAACTACATAATTTCTATACAATGTTGATATCAATTTGAGTTATTTTTGGGTTTAACAATTTATTTACATCATATATTCCTTTCTTATATAAAAGAGCTCCTTTATCTTTAAGTCTTTTTATATAATTATTTAAAGTATTAGGATCTTCAAAAGTTAGTATATTAGCTACCTCATCTTTATTACCTTTACTACATAAATTCTTTCTCTTTGCTTTTATATTTACTTTTATAAAAGCAGCTAATACTTCTAGCTCTTTATTTGTAAGATCAAAAATACCGTTCCATATTTGCAATCTTTTATAAATACTATTTGCTTTTATTTCTATCTTTACTTTCATCTATACTTAAATGTATTATATATTGGTTTTTACTTATTTTTACTTCCATGTCCCATGTACAAGAAGTTTCAAATTCTAATAATTGAGCACTAGTCTCAAAATCATTAAGAGTATACATAAACTCTTCAAAGTCTGTTGTAGTATATTTAGTTATCATCTATTTTTTCTATTGTAACTCTTCCATTAACTAATTTAATTCTAGAAGACTTAGCTTGTTTATTATATTCTTCTATATAAAGTTCTATATTAGATCTGGTGCATAAAAAAGAAAGGAATACTTGTATCTCCTTCATAAAATACAAGGTATTGGTTTTTATTTTCTCCTTATCCTCTGCCGCAGATCTTAATTTATCTAAGTCTTCTAAACTTATAGTAGCTGTACCTTTCATTAGAATTTACCTAATATCTGATATTCTGCTACTAATATAAATTCTCCCTCATCTAAATGTAATACCCTAGCCTCTATAGTAGGATCCACCATTACAGTTTCACCAACTTTACAGAATTTACATTCGGGCCCTAAAGCTACTACTTTTAATACATTTGTAGTTTGGGACCTTGCAGTCTTTTCATCTAAAATAATACCAGAATCTGTTTCTAATTGTGTGGGATTAGGGAGCAATATCCATTGTCCATAAGGTTTAAAGTTTATTTTCTTTGTCATAATGTATAAATTAGTTTATACAAATTTATAAAAAAATATTTTATAAAAACAAATTATATTTAAACTTTTTCATTTTTGGATACACCTCTCCCCTTAGAGATTAGTTTAACTTTGAATTTCTACTTACCGTTTTTAGCCTATGTGGGTACGTTTCTTTCAGCCTATAGTATGATTCCCACCTAAGTTTTATATCAAAGCAATTTGTGGAGTTATTGGGGACAACCGTGACTAATTAGATTAGTTCGTAAACCCAACTTCTGACCCTATAACTACCTTTTGGCCCTCTAGGGTGATCTTGGACTCCAATGCAATATTACATAATACCTATGACAAATGCAAGTATTATAATAAAAATATATAAATAATTTGAAATATCTATCTTCATATTACAAATGTACAATATTTATGTTACAGCAATATTAAGAAAATATTATAAAATTGTTAAAAAAATTTTTTAGGAAAATTTTTAAAAAATTTGGGGAATTAGTGAGCGTATAGGGGTATGTAGACTAAAACCCCCACTGTCGTTTGGAATTCAAAGTACCCCCGTTTTACAAATGGTACTTCTTTCCGTTCCAACTGTAGTAAAAGCAACTGCAGTTACTGTGTGAGTGTGCGTTCCACCTCTCTCACGCTACATTTAGTGGTTGATGGCTATCATTGTCAATCATCATCATTAAATAGTATAGCACACACACACATTTTTAAAATATAAGGTTAAGTCACTTCACCTGATAGCAAGTGACATTTAAATTAATTTAATTAGATTATGGATACAACAATTAAAAATGTGCTTAATAGCGGAACTATTGAGGCACTAATACCAAAGAGTTCTTTATTGGTTGAGGCAATCAAGACCAAGAACCCTAATAAAGTTCAGTTACATTTTGCAGAGAAGAAAGGCTCTTCATCGAACTCTTTAGTAGCAAGATTAAATGCTTCAGATGATAGGTTTTCATCCAAGGCTACTCGTGCGTGGTTGGGAGTAGAAACCAAAGACGCAGAGAAACTGTTTGGAATAGACTGTTCAGCTTCGTCTGATAAGTGGGAAATAGGGCCTGACGGCAAGGAAAGAATGGCACTTAACATTCTTAACCCGAGATGTAAGGATAATGGCAATTTAGTTAGGATACAAGTAGTAGAAACAACTACGCCAACTGAATTTGAAGCTGAAGAGCCTGAGAAATACGCTAAGAGAGCGGGTAAAGATGGGGATTACATCCTTCATAAAGGTAATTACATCTTTATGCACAAGTTTGTGGTTGACATTCCTATCGAACAAGCTGAAAGTTGGGATGAAGATTTAATGCTGACTGCTGACGCAGAGGAGACGCTGACACAAGCCAATTCAGGAGTGTCTGCTGACAAAGTGGAAGTAACAGCTGAAAAACCATTCTAATAGTGCATAAAGATGAGTGAAGAGGGTAGAAATATCCTCTTTGCTCACTTTATATTTGTCGCGAGCATACTATCTTGTGTAGCGAGCGACTATAACAAGAGTATTAACACATTTAAAACACACACATTATGACAAAGAGCAGAATAGTTAAAATAGCAATAATATTACTGTTGAATTTATTGCTATGCACATCTTGTGCTACATCAGGGATGGCAAGCACTTGTTGGGGAACAGGTAAACCTAATAAAAATGGGGTATATAAATAATTAAAAAATAAATAAAATGAAAACAATAATGATTAGTTTATTTATTTGTGTCAATGGATTTGCACAAATAAATGTGGTTAATTTCTTTGATTTATTATATTCAGAGAATTCAATCAAGATAGAACAAAGTTATAAAGAAGTATATAATTTATTTTGTGATCAACATGGAATTGATAAGAATAACACACACAATAAAGGTACATTTTATAAATTATATTTCTTACATAAACTATTTACTACTACTGAATCAATGGATTGTAGTGCTAGTGGTATCTTAGAAATACCATACTTTTGGAGCAATTCAAGAGATTATATCTCTGCTCCTGATAATGTAGTATTAAGAGATAGAACACCTGAAGTATTCTTGTCTGATCTTGTATCAAATAAACCTCAATACTCTTATGAGTGTGAGGTTGGAGAAAAAGAAATAGACTTTTATACATTTGGATGGTGTGCAGAAAGAGAAATGGCATTTGTTTCATTGCTAAGACATATGGGAGTTGAATCTTATATATTAGCTGATGGAGGACATGCTTGGTCAGAGGTACATATTCCAATGTATGTTAATGATCGTAAAGAAGAGATTGTTATAACAATAGACAATACATATGATGAATTTTATGCACAAGAGTATAACTTTTGTTGCTTTCATGACTGTCAAGAATATGACTATGATTGTGCACATTGTTTAATGGTTGAGTTCTATAATCCATCTGCAAATAGATCCATAGAACACATATTAGTATCCAAATCTGCAGCAGAGAGAATAAATAAATTAGTATCAAATAAATTAAATTAATTATGGCAAATAAATTGAAAGATATCCTTAGCAAGATGGAACTCTCGCATCTTGCTAGGATAAAAAACAGAGATATTAAATACTTTAAATTAACAACTGATAAATATAAATTATCTAAAGCTGATGAAGCTGTTGATAAAGTATTTAATAAAAGGAAAGGTGGGAAATAGATTTCTCATCTCCTCAGTCCTGTGCAATTGTCGCACTACAAAATCGAAATGGGGTATATAAAGGATGACAGCCTTTCAGGACTACTATTAATTATTACTAACCTTTAAAAATTAAAATCATGGGAAAATATATCACTAGTATCGTAAAATATTTAACTGCAGTTGTAGTTAAATTATCAACTGTTGTCATAGTACTGTCATATTTATTGGCTGTTCTTTTTGGTGGCTTTTATTTCATTTATCTGTTTATTGTATTTTTAGTAGGTGGGTGGAGTTATGAATTAGCATTCTTATATCTTCTAGGTGGTATATGTGTGCTAATACTAATTATACCTGTCTTCCTCAAAATATGGAATGTAATCGAGGAAAAATATTATGGAATAAACAAATAAATAAATAACTAGCATTGAGTGTTGTTGAGATAAGTTTAAGGTCTTGTCTCAACAACACATGTATGCACAAAACTATATGTCATGAATAAAACTAAAGATAAATTTATATATTATATGATCAAACTCCTTAGGGGGAAGAAAATAGCAACTGTATATGCAATACAAATGCAAGTAAAATCAATGAAATTAAAGAATGAAAATGATTGGTGGTTCTGGCACAAGAAAATAATGGAGCCTTGGGATAGAGATAATGTTAAAAAAGTAATTAAAAAAGATTTAGAAACCTTAGATAATGTATTTAAAAAATAGAATTATGGATAAATCACTTTATACAGAATACGAGCTACAACAGCTTCGTGAATATGGATATGTTAAATATAAATTAAAAAAATATAAAAATGGAAAAGATAATAACAGTATTAATAATACTAATATTTGTAATGTTAATCGCAATCATATTAAAACAACAGTCTTTGTTAAATAATTTAAGAAAAGAATTAAATATTTCAAGAGAATTGTTTAAAGATATGTATGATATATATACAAAAATAACTTCAGAATGTAAAAATAAATAAAAACCTTATAAAAACCTTATAAAATGTATTACTTAGTTAAATTCGAGTGTGATTTATTAGGAAATCACCAGTCACCAATAATAGATTTATGTGATATTGACACAATTAAATTTGTAAATAAAATAGAAGCAATAAAATTCATAGAAGAATGTACTTCTGCGATCACAAAAATAACAGACATTTGTCCAGAATTGATAGAATATAATGAGATATTTAAAGAACCACCTTCAAAGGAAATATTTATGCATAATATCAAGAATATTCATCTAATATTAAATAATGAAGATTTTAAAAAATTAGTGTAAAAAAACCTTATATACTACTTGTTTAGTATATAAAAATTGTTTATATTTGCTTGTTGGTTATAATAAATGTTATTATAACTGTTAGATAGAAGTCATAATCTACTAAAAATCAAGTAAATGTGTGTGTGTGAGGCGATATTAATTTATCGCCTCATTTTTTTCTAATGCTTAAATTAAAAGTTATGGGACATATGAAATTTATATCTCAAATGGTCGAAGATGGATCATTTGACAGAGACTTTATGCCTGCATATAAAGATGCAGTTATTCAAAACAAACCTTCATTTGAAGTTTGGGGAACTAAATATTCTAGAGGATATGCTAGATCTATTGTTAGGTTTATCATGGGTTGTATAGATGATATAGAAACACTTAAAACACTTGAAAAATGATACATTTTATAGGAAATGATAGTTTAAACTTGAGAAATAAAACAGATTCAATGGCTAATATAGATAGTGCTATTAATTATTTAGAAACTCAAGATGTAATAGCTGTTGATACTGAAACAGAAGGAATGGACTTTACTTGTAAAAAGATGATAATGTTTCAAATTGGAAACAATGAACATCAATGGGTTATTGACACTAGATATGTAGATATTTCTCCTTTAAAAAATATATTAGAGAGCAATGAAATAATAAAAATATTACAAAATGCTAAATTCGATTATAAATTTATTAAAAGATGGTCAAACATATCGTTATATAATGTATATGATACATATTTGGTTGAAAGGATACTTAATTGTGGTAAAAAGAATAAAAAATATGCTTTGGACGCGTTGGTAGAACATTATTTTAATTTAAAATTAGATAAAGAAGTAAGAAATCAATTTATAAATTTACAAGGCAAACCTTATACTGATGTACAAATAAAATATGGTGCTGAAGATGTAAAGCATTTGGTAAATATAAGAGAATGCCAACTAAATCAAATAATAGAACAAAAATTAGATAATGTAGTAGAGTTAGAAAATAAAGCTGTATTAGCATTGTCTGAAATAGAATATAATGGATTAGATTTAGATAGGGATAAGTGGTTAGAAGTAAGTAAAATAAATGAAAATAAATCAAAAGATTATTATAATTTATTAGATAATATGGTAATAAATGATCCTAGATTACAAATGTTTGTATTAAAATGGGTACAAGGTGATTTGTTTACGGATCAGAAAGAATTGAGGAAAGTTGGTGTGAATTGGGATTCACCCAAACAAGTATTAAATGTATTCAAAGTTATCATTCCAAATCTTGAAAATGTGAATGGCAAAGAATTATATAAATATGCTTCTTATGGGTTAGTAAAGAAATATATTAAATATAAAGAATATATGAAGTTATATACTTCATATGGTGAGCCATTCTTCAAATACTTTAAGAGTGATGGCAAAATTCATACTAACTTTCATCAAATATTAGATACTGGTCGTATTAGTTCTAACAATCCTAATATGCAACAAATTCCTGCTGATAATATATTTAGAAATTGTTTCATACCACCGGAAGATTGGGTGTTTGTAAGTTCAGATTATTCTAGTCAAGAATTAAATGTAATAGCATTTGGCTCTAAGGATCCTGTATGGATTCAAGCGCTTGAAGAGAACAAAGACTTACATAGTGTATGTGCTGAATTAGTTTATAAGCAGAAATGGGTTGATGCTGCTGAGGATGCTTGTAATTACATGCAAGAAGGGG